TAAGTTGATGTGTTCAAAAATGGAATCTCAACAGGATTAATTGTAATTTGTGGTCTTGATGTTGATTCTACAAACCAAGAATTGATGCCCAAAGAAGAATCAAAAGTTAAGATAAATCTATTCTTACGTTTTGGTTCGTAAGGCATCGGCATTTTCATTAATAAATCAGCCATAGTATTTTTTTATTTTTTTTCTGTTTTTAGTTTATTTACTTATAAATACACGGATGTCGAAAAATTTTTCTATTTACTTTATTCCGGAAATCTAAGATTATGTAAATCCAGTTCCAGTTTTAGTATAATAAATTAAATTTCTTTCTTTTCTCCTCCTTTAGTTAAATAAGTTCTTACTGGTTTATCTGAATATTCAGTATCTAGGAATTTCTTTATAGTATCTATATTTCTAGGGTCATCATCAGAAAATCCAATTTCTGGTACAAATCTGTTACTTACATCATTTTTAAAGAACGCTTGTTTCCCCAACCTTGATGCCAGATTTTTGACATATGAAATAAATTCTCTTAAGGCATTAACTTTACCCTCCTCAGGATTTGTTGCAGAACCCTCACCATAACTCACAGGATGAAACTTACACATATTAAGATATTCCATAATAATTTCATTTCCGTCCATTTCACCTTCTTCTGATATGTCTCTGAATTTTTTTAAATTATCTATACAAACTTGTTTTGAAATACCGTTATGGTTTGTCACAATGTAATTGTATGTTGCTTCTTTAAGGGTTTCAGGGTTGTGTCCTCTTGCTGTGATAATCGCAAAGATGGAACCACCGTTTAAACACTCCACAAAATCACCCCAAGATGGTCCTGGTTTAGCCAACATAGCATCAACGATAAATTGTGCGTCCCCACCCTCTTTGAAGTTTCTAAAGGGTTCGTTTGCAAATCCAACGATTTCTTTTCCTTTGTAGTTAAATGGTTCTTTACCTATATCAATACGATATTCTGCAAAATCTTCAGTACCCATACCAACTTCTTCTCCGTCTGCAGTTGCCACAATAATTTCAGTTGGCATAAAGACAATATTATCGTCCCAATCGAAGGCATAATATTTCAAGTCAGGGTTCCCCGCATCATCAAAACCCTCACGAAGAAGTTTTTCTTCTAAAAACTCTTTTAAAATTTTTTTAAACATTTTTGTTTTTTGCGATTTTTTCAATCAACCTTTCCAATTGAGCTTCAGAAACGATGATGTTTTGTGATTTTTTTGAAAATGTTTTTTTACCTGTTTTAGGTAAATCAAGATTTTCGTTCAACTTTGATTTTTTGAATTCCATGGTTTTCTTATTTAGGCTAAAAGAGGGGTCGAAAACGACCCCCCTTGTTTTTAATTATTAGATGTCTTCAAAAGACGCTCCTGTTGGAGTAATCAAGAATTCGATATCGATGAATTCAAGTGCTCTTGTAGGTTTCAAGTAAATCTTACCAACCAATTGGTTAGCGTCAATATCTTCAGGGTTGTTTGATACTGTTACTCTGAAGTCTACTAAACCTCTGTCTCTTCTGATTGAATCCAAGATTGGGTTTACAGAATCCAAGAAGTCTTGTCTTACTTGTTCATCATTTTGTTCGAACAACAATCTGATTGCCACTGCTGAAATTAACTTACGAGCTTGTAACAACAATCTTCTTACGTTAATTCTATCAAGAGCTGACTGTCTGATTTGTAAAGTTTTGTTACCCCAAATTACAGTTCCAACATCAGAGAAAGTTGCAATTGGGTTAATTCTACCTTCATACAAAGTATCTCTTGCTTCTTGTGTTAGTTTCACACGTGCCTTAACCGCATTTACAAGACCTCTTGTGTAACCCGCAGTTGCGAACCAAGGGAATGCAATGTTGTCTGTCAATGCTAAGTTTCTAACAACTTCTGATGTTGGTGGAATGTAAACTTGTGTATTGTTTACACCATCTCTAACCAAAATCCATGGGTAGTAAGTTGCCGTGTAGTTAGAATCAATATTACTTTCTTCCAAATTATCAACCGCCTCTTGTGGGTAGATGAAATCAGCTTGGAAGTTAGAAGTAGTTGGTGCGTACATGTCGTAGTCAGGTGTAGTACAAACGTATAAAGAATCTGCTCTATCTGACTCAATCATATCGATAGCCTGTTCAACTAAGTTAGAGTTGTTTACGTAGTCAATACCTGGTGTTACAAACACGTTGATGTTAACCGCTTCAGGGTTAGCGTATGTTTGTTGACCGATTAAGTATGCGTAATAGTCAGTGTTACCATAATCTTGAGTATTATCCCCAACAGTAATCTGTTTGAATGCTCCCCAACCTGTTGCGTTCGGGTAAGATGCAGATTGTAATGGAGATGCTCCTTTCAAGTAACCAGGTTGACCTAACATAAATGTGTCAGTATTACTTCTGTATTCTCTATAAATGTCCCAACCATCAAAACCTCCTTGAGCCACCACAGAGAACTTTCTTGCGTAAATTCTGTAGTAAGGGTTAGATTGGTTAGTTGGGTCAGATTGGAATGATGCGTTACCACACTCAAACGCTGTTTGACCTGAAGTTACGTATAGATTTGCGATAGTTACTGCGGTTGCTCCTGAATCCATGTGGAAACCAGGTGTGATGTAGTTCCATGGTAAACTTTCAGTAGCACAACATAAGTTAGTTGGATTTTGTTTTCCTTTGTATTGGAAGAAATCGTAATCAATACCCACTGTATTAGAAATACCTAAGTATGTTTTTCTTACGTTATCTCCTGAAGATAATGTTGTATTATCTGTACCTGTACTTGTACCAAAAGGTGGATTCCAAATTTGCTGACCAGGGTAGTTGTATTCTGTTTTGAAGATTACAAATGGTGAATTTGCTCCTTGATACTCTCTGAAGTTAAATCCTTCAAAACCACATGGTAGAGAGTCAACAGGTGCGTCTTCATCCATTTCAACCATAATGAAACTTGACTTTAATTCGAACTCACCGTTAGATGTACCGATTTTCTTAGCCACAAAACTATTAGAACCTGGGTCCATAGTACAGTTTGTGAATTTTTCAAGAACGATTGGGTTTGCGTCAGTATCGTAGAAATCTCTTACAATAATATCAAATGTCATATTGTTAAATGACATATTTGCTATTGAGATTTTTACTAATTGGTTAGCTGAGTTACCATCAGAAATCAATACAAATCTAAACAATCTGTATACTGTATTACCACGTAATTCAGATACGATGAATGGTGTTGCTGGTGTTTGGTATTGTTCCAAGTACCATGCGATAGATGAGTTAGTTCCATTGTCTTCTCTTGCAGATGGAAGAGCAACTAATGTCGGATTTAATCCTCTAACGTAACCTTTTCTGTAACTCCAATTCATTAAGTTGTAGAAAGTTTCTTCTAAGAACAAAGGAACTTCAGTTCTTGGTTTACCAAAGTTTGTCATTCCAAATACTTTTGAAATGTAATCAGGGTCTGAAGTTGAGAAAGATGTTTCGAAATTGAAATTGTTTCCGTCGTTAGTCACACCCGAGATAGCAAATGATGCGTATGGATTTTCTAATACATCGGAGTAAGAACCTGTTGTAGTATCCATAATAACTTGTGTAAGACCTGAAACTGTATAAACAGGACCTCCACTTGAATCGGAATTCAAACCTCTTGAACGAAGAGTTGCGATAACAACATCGTTGTAGTCTGTATATGCCGTAGCCACAAAGTTCAATACTGTTCCCGAAACTGTACCTGAGAATGAACCCGCAGTTGCCGTTGGTCCGAAGTTACTTCCGATTACTGAGTTAAATGATAAACCACTATAGTTATCTCCTGTTTGTGGTATAAATGCTGCGTAGTACCAAGTATCCATTGTACTTGCAGTGTAGTTAGCGTTTGCAGTGGTATTTCCTGATGTTCCTAAGAAATTAGTAACACCCGTGTAACCAGCACCTGTGTAAGAGTTGAATGTCGATGCTGACATAACACCCCACTGTCCCATAGAAGTTCCACTCAATGAGTTAGTTGTACACGCAGATACGATAAATGATGCTAACTGACCTGACATTGTTGTTGATGAGCCGTTGAATAATGTAACTGTATCACCGATAAATGTGCTGATAGGTGAAGCAAATGCTCCGAAAGTTACAGTACCACCAGTTGAACCTGTAAATGATACAGACCAAGTTTCTTGAGTAGTTGCTGAAAGTGTTGATGGGTCTACGTTTGCTTGCATTGTGATAGACCAAGAAGGTCCCGCATCGTAGCCCGATAAACCCAATACTCTTGTTACGAATAATTGGTTAGATTGTGATAAATACGCTTTGGCGATGTATGCTGCCTCGTACTTCGGGATTTGAGTGTTTACGAATTTAGTTGGGTTTGTACCACCAAATAGTGCTGTAAATTCATCGTAGTTTGCTACGAAGATTGGTTCGAACGCAGGACCTGTTAAAGTCTCACCAACGATACCCAAAGTTGTTACACCAACACTTTGTGCTACAAAACTTAAATCTCTTTCTGATGTGTATACACCAGGAGAAACGAAAACTTTGTTAGATGTTGCCATTGTTTTTTATTAGTTTCGGAATTTATTTTCTGTATAAATATTTGAGAAAATTCAAAAAAACCTTTACTCCAGTAGTATATTTATTATGTAGTGAGAAAAAATTCTACCTTTTTTCTGCCTTATTTTTTATGAAAGAAATTAAGAACCTAAAAATATCAAAACAAACACACACAATACTCAAAAATCATTGTGACAAAAATGGTTTAAAAATGTACGCATTCTTAGAACAGTTAATCATTAAAAACTGTACACCTAAAAAGGATATATACGGTGAAGATTAAAGGAGAGTTGCTGTGGTGAATAAAGTTGCAGGTTGACCTGCAGTGTCTTTAGTAATTTCAATTCGTAACACATCGTGAGTGTTAATTTGAATTTCCGTTACATCATCACCATAATAGTCATCATTGATGTATACTGACCATGTATCAACATTTTCTTTTCCTGAAACAAAAATATTTGCAGTATAATTAAATGTTTGTGTTACTTCAGTGTCACCTGTTCCAAATTGAAAATCAACATTTGTTGAATGACTAACAGGTCTCATCTTGGCTTTTCTTGCCTTAGTTTTTGTATCGACTTCAATAAGTTGTAATACTCTCGAAATGGCTGGTTTAACCTCAAACTCTTCTTCCTGATTAAGTTCTCTCATTCTATTACAAACAATTTTTACTTGATATGTAATATCTACAGGAACTGGTTGTGGTATTTTATAAACATCCATACCTTTTCTTTGTCCATCCCATGTTGGAACTTTAGCCCAATAAAATTGTCTTCTATTAGGAATGGTATAAACCAACGATGGGTTACTACCGTATTTTACTTCAGGTTGTCTAATAGTGGTAATGAAAGGTGGTACAGGGTTACCATTTAAATCTTGGAAATTCCAAGTCTGTGCGAACTGAGCCCAATTTTGTGTTGTTATAATAACATCAACTGAAGGTACAACCGCACCTTCAACAACACACTTTAAATCATTCTTTACGAAATCCAACATCCCCCTATCCAAATCAGCATGTAAGATAGATTTAGGAAGGTAAGTTCCATCTTTCGTAATGTAAGATAGAAGTTCTTCTCTACGGGCATATCCTGTTGGTACCGTATTGATACTAAGGTCTGTTTTTATTTTCTTTGGTGGTAATGCCATTACAATGCGTCAAATTCGTTAATACTCACAGGAGTTGCGGTATAAGTGTAATAAAAACTTTTGTACCCTCCGTATGTATGTTTATTATCATAATCAGGTGTACCTGCATCAATAACAGTGTAATACCTAACTTCATTTTCTTTTATCCAATATCCAATATAATCACCAAGTTTTATATCAATCGCCAACTCTT